TCAGTGCCCTTGTTTGCCGCTCAAGTGTTTTCCCTGCTGCTTTTGCCATGGCGGCCTTCGCTCTGCCTTGTGAGCGTGCCCAAGCGTTTTGAACGACTCCGGGCTGCTGTGGTCGCATGATTCCTGTAGATGCGTTGTTGAGCGTCTTGCGTTTTCGTGGCGGATTTTGAAGGCCTGCCCCGAGAATCCACCAATGTACATTCTGCCCGCTGATCCCCACACCGCCTTTATTGCGCCCACTGCGGACTGCCACCAGATCCTTTTTCTTACCGACTCGAAAACCGACTTTTGCTGTGATTCGCCCTTTGCGATTTCGCTTGACCGTAACGCCAACCGTTTTGCGGACATGCTCGACGGGTGATTTGAGTTCTTTGCGGATCTGGTTTGCGACGACGTTCAACCCGCCTCGCAATGCGCTCATCATGATGGCGATTGCGTCTTTATCCCCGAGCAGCGTCAGGCGACGTGCAATGTCCTCCAGCCCCTCCAGTTCAAAATTCAGCTTCATGGACTCGGCTCCACCTCCACAACCAAATACACGCTTGCGACGAATAATCGAGACGTGTGCAGGGCGGTTTTGTCGGGAACAGCCTTAATATCGTTTTCGATGTCAAAAACCATCACGCGGCCGTTCGACGATCGAAAGTTATTGAGCCTCTGGAATATCTGCCGGCAGAGTAGTTTGAGCGGGTCGATTTCGTCGGGTGTGACTGCTTGCAATTTCTTTCGCAACCAGACGCGGATCACGTGGCGGGTGTTGTCTTCAAGGTCGCACGTCTCAATCAACTGCTCTTCGGACTCGCTGCAAACGTCAACACGCAAACCAACAATCTCTTCGAGTGGGTCCACCAGTTGTTCGCTGTAGGTTGCTTTGAGGTCCAATTCGTAGGCCGTCCCGGAATTGATCCGGTCTGTGATTGCCTGCATAGCCTCAATGGATGGTGCGATGGTCGCCGGCATTACTGCACCTGCTTACTGTGAAGGCGAACCATCTTCGGTGACGTAATGCGGAACACCTTTTCGCCAGCAAATGGCTGCAACTCAAAACGCTGGTTCCCGGCGATGATTAGATCACCGGGAAGCGGCGTTGCGTATGGAAGGGCGATGTTGCGGGCGATCCAGTCCACGGGCCGGATTTCCAACACACCGCCGTTTCCGTTGTCCTGATATTGCGTTCGGCCTGCCGCTCTGCGGAGAGTAATTGTGGTGGACTCCGTGCCGCGGATGTATGTGCATGACTCGCCTGCCTCTGTGAGTAGGTCGTCGGTCATGTCGCCAATAGCGTCATCGAAGTCACTCACAAATCACCTCACAGATTAGAGAGCATCGGGAACAAGAGCGGCCTGAGCAGCACCGAGTTTTGTCAGTCCGGTCACGATCCAGAAACCTGCCTTTGTGTACTGGCAGGTATAGAGAGCCTCAGCAGTCAATGCCAGTTCGTTGGTTGCTCCAACAGTCACTTCATTGACTTTGTCGGCGGCGACCGATGAAATTAATTCACAGGCCGTCGTGCCGACAAGGATGCGCAGCGTCTGCCCGATGTAACCGGCGGGAAGAGCGATCTGGTGATTCGCGTTTGAGCTGGTCACCGTGACAAACGATGCACCTGCGGGAATGACGGCTGTTCCTGTGCCGTCGCTGGTCGCGGTCACTGCAACCTGCCGCGGCGGGATCGGAGCGTTCAAGATCACCAAACAGGTGTTGTCACCGCTGGCCTGTGCCTGCACAGCAATCCCGATATACGATCCGGTGCCGGTCTGATTGGCTGCACCGCTGCCAGCATCTCCGCTGTCGGGGTCACCAGTCGGATTCCAGAAAATCGGCTGGCCGGCCACAATTGCGCCGGTCGATTTCGGCACCTGGTAGACGCCCTCGATCTGCAGGGCACCCTTTTCGCCGGTTGCCAGATCCGTCGGGACAACGCCGATCACGGCGCCCGAAACAACCACGTCACCACCAGTCACCGCAGCGGCTGGCGTGTAATCTACAGCGTCATCAGAGCTGTAGAGAAAAGCAGGACTCTGAGCCATTGTATAAACTCCCTGAAGGATGTTTTCGAGAAGTGCCCGGCAACACCAGTCACCGGGCTTTGAGCAGCGTCAGGCGACGTTATGCGGCGCCTTTCGACTTGACGCCAGCGAGGTATTCGGATTGCGAGCAACCGAAGTCGTGATAACCGCGAAGCTGGATGCCCAACGTGTTGAAGTCGGCGTCTGCAGATTCGACGGTCGGAGACTGCTGACCGTTGAGGAATGAAACCACAACTGGCTTCATGATGTCATCGAACAGGTACCAGGCGGTGGCGCTGTAGCCGCCGCCATAGGCGCTATCGCTGAGTTCCGTGGCGATCACAGGGCGGTACTTGTTGACGTGGATGTTGGCGTCGGCTGCCTTCACGGCGGCCAGATTGCGGGCGACGTAAAGAGCCTCTGCAACCGCTTCAAGTTCTGGCGGAACGAGCAGTTTCGTGGGCTGCCCGCCAAGCGTCATGCGGCTGGTCTCTTCGGCGCCCGTGACAAGCGGCGACTTACGCTGACGGAAGGCCTTGATGCCTTTGCTCAGACCAGCGCCATCAGTTCCGAGCACACTGTCGGCGCCGTCGATGAAGTTCGTCCGGGCAGCGGTCCAGAACGTCGTCGGGTTACTGAGAAACGTCGTCCACACCAAACGATTCAGCCGACGAGCAGCACCACGGCCGAGGCGCGTTCGAAGATCGTCGAATGCTCCGAGATCATCATTGATGATGTCGCGGCGGGTGAGGCTGAACATCTTGGCATACGTGTCAGCGGATCGCGTGTAACTTTCCTCGCTGATCTTGCCATTCTTGATCATTCCACCGGGGCCGAGTTCCTCGTATTCCATGTCATCGAGGAGACGGTAAGACGTGTGAGTCTTGAAGTCGCTGACGGACTTGATCTCAGCAATCTCCGTCCAGTTGTTCGCGACTTCCTCAAACCCCTGCAGCAGTTCTTTGTTTGCGAGGTTGCTGAAGATGCCGGGAAGGCTGACTGTCGAGAATCCGGCCTGAATGCTGCGGCCGAACGCGTAGTTCATCACTTCACGCAGGTTGCCGTCATGCAGTCGCGTTCCGGGCATGACAGACATGCCATTTGCCGCGGCTGCCATCAGCATGACTTGCTGCAGTCCAATGCGTCCGCGGAACTGGGTCTGCGCGGCCTGCAGTTCAGCGTCGCTGTATTCCTTTTCAGTGCCTTTGTGGCCACGCGCCATGGAAAGGCCGGCCTGAAGGATGCGCGATGGATCGCCGCCGTTCTGCGCGGCGACGAACGATGTTGGGCGAGTGCGGCCGCTCGAAACTTGCCGCTTCAGGATTTCCAGTTCCACCTTTTCGGCAGACCAGTTGTTCTCCAGTGCGGCGGCAATCACGTCGGGGTGACCGGCGGCTTTGGCCTGGATTTCTGCCTGTTGGCGGTAGACGCCGGCGATCTGCCGGCGAAGGTCTGCGGCTGCCTGCAGATCATTCTTTGCGGCAGCCTGTGCGGTCGGCTTCTCTTCGGTCGGCATGGCGGCCATATCCTTTTTTTCGGGGTCCACGTGTTCTTCAGCCTGCACAGGCGGGGCTGACTTCATTTCCCACGCCTTCATCAGCGCGGCTTGATTTTCGGGGGTCATGTTGTCGAGCGACAAACCCAATTCCTTCAACCAGTCTTCGAATGACACGGCTGCACCTCGTAACATTGCGGCAGCCGCGGCTGCCAGGTTAACCGCTGTGGCGCCGTCTGCACCCATCGGCAGAACGGACGTTTCGCGGAGGACTGCACGGCGAGCGAGGATAAATGGGCCGTGTTGAATACGGCCATTCACCTCAACAGACTCGCCGGCGGAAATTTCGATTTCTTCGATGATGCGGGCGCCGATAGACGCCTGCCATTGATGCCCGGCGGCGCCTTGCTGCAAGACACCTTGCACCTTTGCAGATACACCTGTGACTGGTCCGGCCAGAATCAGGCTTTGCCCGTCGTTCTGGATCGTGTCTGTAACGCCGAGTGTATCTTCGACGGTGTTCTGATGGTCCAACAGAATCGGCACGTTGCCGGGAGTTTCGAGTCCAGCCAAATCGACTACGACAGGCAGGCTAAACCCAGTCACTGGCAGTGGTCCCCCGGTGTAGGCAAGGATGGAAAATCGGCGCGGCTTTGAGCCTTCGGCCGCTTTGAGTTCGATGGTTGCTGTGAGCGAGATTGGCTTCATTCGTCGTCCCTCGCGTCCATTTGTCGCATGACTTTATTTGCCCATGCCTCTCCTGCGTCTCCGCCCCACAGTGCCCAGGCAATGCGCCCGTTCGATGGATAGCCGTCCTCACCCGGCGAAAACCCATCCGCCTTTTTGTCGACTGCATGCCGCGGGAAATATCGCACCATGCGGCTGATCGTTTCAGGACTGACTGCCACGCCATTGCTTAGATCGCGTGCTCTTGCAACACCAATGGCAGTTCCGCCGCGGCCAAATTCACGGCGCCATTCCAGCCCCTTTGCGGCTTCCTTGCGGACTCCTTCGGGCGGAGTGAAGTCAATGCCGTCGTATTTGCCCGCGGCTTGCAGATTGGCTGCGGCTTCGATGTCGCTGAGTTCGTCATCGGTAACGCCGTCGCCTTCCAGTGCGTCGTCGACCAGAACGGCAATTCGTTGATCCGACAGGCCGATACTGGCGAGCGTTTGCTCTGTGAATGCGCGTGACGCTTCACCCTGCGCCAACTCATCGAGAGCCTTGCGAATGCGTTTTTGATTGTTGCTGAATGCTCGCTGTCCGATGGTTGTATATTCGCCGGCGGCCTGTGCAGGCGCTGGGGATGATTGAGACGCTGACAGAGGCGCCGCCGGCTGAATTCCAAATGTTTTATTGAACACTGCACGCTTGTATTCTTCCACCGTAACGCCGAAGTCAGCAGCCGCACGAATGGCTTCCATCTCCCATTCTTTGCCGCGTCGTGCGTGCTCATCGCTCATCGTGCTCTGACCGGTCGCCAGTCGAGTTGCTGCAGCGTTTGCGGCTTCGGTTGCGTCCAGTTCAGGGAGTGGCGGCCATGTCCACTGGTGATTGATTTCCTCAATTCGCGGCATGCCTGCGAGCAGCCCGGGAACAAATACGGCAGCCTCCAGAAACCACTGCCAAACTCGCTCGACAATTGCCCACGTGATGCGGTCGCGTTCGACGTTCACTTCCGGCGCCCAAACGTTGGACATATCCCCTTTGAATGAGGAAAAGTTTGCGTCTTTGCCGGTGCCTGCGGCGAGCGTGTACGGCATGTTGGTACAACGACAGAAACTCATAAGAGCCTGTCGCTGGAACATCTCGTAAAGCGGGCCAGGCTGCTTTGGTTCAACCTGTCCGATCTCCCAGCCTTCCGGCAGGGTCGTCAGCATGTTGCGCGTGAGTTCGATCTCAGCGAAGTCTGCCGGACTGGCTGCGGGTGTTGCGGCCGGGGACGTGCTCTTGAGATACATGGCGAAATTCGCGGCAGTCTCTGCAGAGTAGAGCGTTGCCAGTTCCTGCCGTCGCATGATTGGCAGTGTCTGGAGTGCCGGCGTTGCCCGGGGGATGCCTCTGGTTTGCCCAGGTCGCTCCGCTCTGTACAGGTGAAGCACTTCGCTTGATGGATACCAGTCACCGCTGAGCAGGCTCACAGGTGCGTTTGTGCCGGGATGATGGTCGTAGACAAAGAATTCCAACTCATTGAGTGATGGGTCGAAGCGAATGCCATCATCCACGAATGGATCTTGTAACTGCGACTGCTGCCACGGCATGGCGATCTGATCGGCTTCGAGCGTTCGTAAATCGAGTGACAGTGGATACCATCGCGGCCGATCGGCTCGCATAACGAACACTTCACCGTCACGCCAGTAGGCTTCGACAGCAGTTCGCAGGATGTCTGCGAAATCGACTTTTGCAGTCCATCGACGCCAAGCGATCTCTACTCGCTGATTCGCTTCGGGATCAGTCGTGAGGACTTGCAAGCGCGGGCCACTGCCGACAATATGATTCACGGCCGTGCGGAGAATACCAGCGTACCACGAATTGTTCTCTGCTTCGTAGCGACTGCGAATGCGAACAACACGGCGCACTGCCGGAGACATTGCAGCACGTGCGGCGAGACCGTCGGCGTTTGTCCAATGCCTGCGATTTTCCGGCGTCGTTTGAGCGAGGTCAAACTTTGCCCGAACCTGCGGCGGCGTCGGTGTGCGAGCGACTGCCTGTGATCGACTGCGGCGGCGTCCCATTAGTGCCCTCCGGGCGGGACGATACGGGTGATCATTGCGCGGAGACCGGCAGCCGGATCTGCGGTTGCGGTCTTGCTCGCCTGATGCTTTTCGTACTCCATCAGCTCGCTGAGACTGCGGCGCGCGACAGTCACGCCATCGTTAGAGGCGCTGGCAGCCTTTGCGGCTTGATCGGCGAGGATTTGTGATGGGGTGCTCATGCCCGCAGGATTGCAGGCGAATGACGCAGTGTGAATAGCGCTGTGGCATTACTGCCAACTACTCGCGGCAGGGGTCGCTGAATGAGCGTTTACCGATTCGCTCTCGCGTGCCCACGATTCGCTCCGAGGTCGTGTTGATGCGTCCGCACTTGCTGCAGTGTCGCTCTCGAAGAATAAACCCCGGGGTCGTGCGAGTGTGACTGACACGCGGCAGATGCTCCCCGCAGTGCTGGCATGACAGCCCTGAGTGCGGGAGCTGGAATTGTCGCCGATCGTCATGCACGGACGGCTCCAGGTAGAGCGAAGGTCCGGCGTTCGGCTTTGGCTGGTCGCTCTCCTGCCATCCCCACCCCGACGATACTTGCCCCAACGCAGCACCCGACGTAGCAGTCAAACCAGTCATTATCCCTCCCCGGAATAGCCTCCCAAACAACTCCCGCAGATCCATCATAGGTGATTTGCTTCGGGTTTTCTGCCGTCAGATGCTCCACCAGCAGTCGATTTTCGCGTTCGTTGATGCCAGGTAGCAGAACAGCGGAGGGTGCACCGACCGTGGTTTGCAGTCGACGGGCTGCGTGGCTCTTCCATATGTTGGCATCATACTGGACATGTGCGGGTGTTTCGCTGCGTTTTTCAACCCAGCATTGCCCGTTGTTGCGGTCCCGATGTTGATCGCCCCACAGATGCACGGGCTTTCTGCCGGGCTTCACCGCGAATGCCTTTGATGGGCGAATGCGGTTGCGGTTTGCCGATGCCATCACCTGTGATTCAATTCGCGGCTTTTGTTGGCCGTCTGCCCAGTCTTTAAGGATGATATCGAGACCGGGGAAAGTCGTGAGCAAATAAGATTCAAGCTGATTGTGCGCGTGCGTAAATGCCTCTTCCCATGATGCGTTTGGGAGTTGCTGGCTGATCTTTGCGGCGAGGTCGGACTTGTAGAACGTCGGGCGGTTTTGGTCAGGCCACGTTCCGTAGTCGATGATGATTCCACTGAAATCCTTCTGCCAACCGCAGACCATCCACCACAGGACTTGGTCGGATGAGTCGATGAATGCTGTGAGATAGTTGGCTTGTTGCGGAACGTGCCCGCGGGGAACGCGGCTGAGGCGTGTGACGAGCTGCTGACTGTCGAGCCTCATTCCGCTGCTGTCTGCAGGAGCGCCGCCCTCTTGCTGGATCTCACGGCGGAAGAATTCGGGGTCCAGTGCCCGGATTGTCATCAGTGATTGCAGGGCTGTCATTTCGTTCGGGAGCTTGTCAAACTCCCACGCGACTTTCCCGCCTGCGTCCATCTCTGACTGGTTGGCAGCGTAGAACGCCTGAGCGGCTTTCTTGCCCTCCTTCGGCGTGTCGCCTGTCCCCAGCAGTGCGGCGTAGCGGTCCCATAGGTCGGAGCGGTCCGGCATTCGTAGGACGGATTTCCAGATTCGCCCATGCCAGTCTGGATGGCGCTTGCGGTCCATGAATCGTTCGGTGAGGTCTTGATGTTGCCGAACGGTGCAAACCATGATTGACGCCATTTCTTGCCCGAGACCAGCCAGCCCCATGAAGGTCTTTGTGATGAGTTCCTCTCGCTCATCGGTTTGTAGTGGGCTGGATGCCGACTGCGGCGTTTGCACGTCGTCGAAAACAATCAGATCCGGTCGGACGGTAACACCGCGGTCGTTTGTGTAGGCAACGCCGGAAACGTCGGTTGCCATCAGTGAGTATGGGGCCACGCGGATCTGGTCGCAGTCAGTGCCGGGAATGTCTGGAAATACGATGCAGCCGCGGGAGTCTTTGGGATGCAGTGTGAGTAGTTGCCCGTCTAAACGGAACTGGCGTTTGGGCTGCTTCCATTTCAGCACGAGCGGGCCGATTTCAGGGAAGTCGTCTGCAAGCATCTGACTGGATGCCATCAGAGCGAAGAAGTTGTCTCTGTGTTCGGTGCCTTTGTCGTCGGTTGCTCCGACCAAGACGATGAATCGACGATGCCCGTAGACTGCAGCCCAGATTGCGGCAACACGGGCGCAGGTCGATTTGAGGCCACCGCGGCGGACTGCGTGGGCTTCGCGTCCGCCACTGAGAATGACTGACTGAAACCGCTCAAACATCGCCACCTGATACGGGGCGAGTTGGATGTAGAAGGTCTCAGCGAAATACGTCAGGGCGAAGTCGAGCAGGTCGGTCTTGCATCGCTGCCGGCGAGCTGGGTCGCGGACTGTGGCGAGTGGTCCGATTTCCTGCGCGGCTGCCGTTTTGGCATTGATCACCTGAGCGTTTCGGCGGGAGCGATCGGAAGCGTAGTTATCGCCGAATTGCAGACCGTCAATTTCGGCTGCAACGTCGTCGAGGATGTCACTCGGAAGCGTCTGCAGAAAGTCGCTCAAGTCGGATTCGCTGAGCGATCTGAGTTGCGAGATTTCGTCCGGATTGAGGATTGCCATTGACCTGCACTCCTACATTGACGACAGGGCCACCGGTGCCTCCTCCGGCTGTCCTGCTGTTGCTGTCGTGCATTTGCACTAGCACTTTTGCGGCTGCGATTTTATGCCGCGGCTCACCTTCTGTCACAATCTTCGCCAGTGCGGCTGGCAGGCGATCCAATAACAAATCCGGGATCTTCCATCCCTTGCGGACTGCCTGCCCGATCAGTTGCATGTCAGAGCGGGAAAGCGGCTCTGTGAGAAGTGCGGAGTCGGTTGGTTGGATCATTTGTCACCTCGCTTCCAGTGTCGCGGTTTTGCCTGTCAGCGTTTCCCAGCGTTTCACTATGACGTCGCAATACTGCGGACTGATTTCCATGCCGTAGCATTTGCGGTTGAGTTGCTCGGCGGCGATGAGGGTGGTGCCGGAGCCAAGGAATGGGTCAAACACGTCGCCATCTGTGTACGACAAACACCATGCCATTAAGCCGACAGGCTTTTGTGTTGGGTGCTCTTTGCCATAGGAGGTGACAGACATGCGAAACATTTTTGCTGGCGTGTCGATGTTGGTCCATGCCATTTCACACATTGCCAGAGTGAAGTCCTCTGGCTGTTTTTTGTCCCACACAAAAAAGCCTTTTGCTGGCGGCAAATCAAAATAATTGCCGCCCCACACTATCGCTTGTGGTACTGATTCAACAAATTGTTTCGGCTCGACTGGCTTTGCGTCCCAATCGGCTTTCGCGTGTTTTTGTCGCACTGGATTGGAAGCAATGCCGATGCCATACGGCGGGTCGGTTAATATGCAGTTTGCTTTCACGCCCGCCATCAGCCTTGCGACATCCTCCGCCTTCGTCGAATCGCCACACAGCAGCCGATGCTCGCCTAAAATCCAAAGGTCGCCCGGCTTCGTTATCGGATCGGCAGGAGGTTCCGGAACCTCATCCTCCTTCACCTCAACCGGCGTCTCTGCCGGCATGTCATAGCCCATCAACTTCGACAACTCATCCGCATCGAAGCCCAACAGCCCGAGGTCATACTCGTCAGCGTGCAACTCCGCCAACTCCACCTCAAGCATCGCGTCGTCCCACCCGCTGTTCAGGGCGATTCGGTTGTCTGCCAGGATGTAGGCTCGCTTCTGAACCTCACTGAGATGCCCCAGCCGGATGCACGGCACGGACTGCAGCCCCAGTTTCTGCGCCGCCATCACGCGGCCATGCCCGGCAATGATGCCGTTAGTTGAGTCGATCAACACGGGATTCGTGAACCCGAACTCCTGAATGCTGCCAGCGATCTGAGCCACCTGGCTTTCGCTGTGCGTCCTCGCGTTGCGAGCGTAAGGAATAAGGTCGGCCGTGGCGATGGATTCGATCTGCGGGCCTGCCTGAGCCTCTGGTGATGGTGCCTTGCGTCCCATTTTGCCCCCTTCCCCCTGCGCTTTTTCTCAATCCGCCTGCAAACAAAAGAAACTCTGACGAAAGGGCCGAAGTGTGTGGTATCTAGCAAATCCCGGGCGGAAGGACCCAAAAAAATCCCCCCACACCCTACAAAACGGGACTTCCCCCACACCCATAGTTGCCCGTCTCATGATACCACCGCTGCGTTATACGCCTGCTGTGCCGTCTGCGTGGCGGAGTCGAACAGAATCTTCAAGTCCTGTGACTTGACCGGAAAAGCATCTGTCTCCCCGCTCTGTGTGACCGTAAACGTGCCCCAGAATATCCCTGCTGTGTCCACACCAGCCGCGGAGAAATCGTAGTTGACCGTGCCAGCCGCAGCACTGACGACCGTGATTCCCGTGGCGGTCTTTGAAATTTTGGTTGCACCGGTCGCTGCATTCACCATTGAAAATTCCACCGTCAGCCCCGACAGATTCACGGCCTGCAATGTGCCCGTGCTGTCGGGCTGCTGCAGTGTCACGGAAAGCGTTGTGCGAGTGTCGCCTACTCGCCTCTGATGGATCACTTGGCTCATCGTTCGCTGCTCCCAATAATGCTTTGCCGCCTCTGTGATGTGCCCCGCATGCCGAGCCTCTCCTGTGACGTTCCACCAATTGCCAGCCGTCGCTGTGATGTGCCGATCAGGCTGAGTCGCGTTGTGACGTTGGCCACAACGACAACAGCGCCAGAGTTGGCCAGCGCCCACCCCGCGAACGCTCGCCCCTGAAACACGCGGGGCCGCATGATGTATCGGCCACTGCTCATGTCTTCGTCAGGGTCGCCCCTGTCCTGTTGCCAGTTGCGTCAAGACCACTGTAGTCCACGGTAAACGTGCTTGCTCCGAGCGTGATTGTGTATGTCTCTGCGGCCGTCCCTGCGTCGCTGATTGCGCCTGCAAGGATTGCCAACAGATACGCCAACCGATCCGGCATTTCGCCTTGAATCGCCGCCACGGAATGTACGTGTTGCGGCAGAATCAGAAACTCATCTTCATCTGCAGGAGCAGCGGTAAACGGCTCCTCCATAATCAGCGTCAGAACGCCGCCTGATTCGGTGCAATCTTCAATCGGCCGCGCCTCGCCTGTCAGGCTGCCAGAAGTCCATACAAGCACCTGATGGTTGTATTGATCGGCGACACCTGTGAGATTGGTTGTGAATTGCGAAGCGGTGGCGCTCGCATCATCCACTTCGCCATCTGCAGAGGCGTTGGTTTTGTCCAGTGTCCAGAGGGTTCTTTCGATCGTTCCCGGGCTGCCTTTGGTGAGCACGTGCGCGAGGAAGTCGCTGCCGATTTCGTCGATGCTTGATTGCGTGATAACGACTTGCCCGCTGATGCCTGCCGCCGATGTTACGACAGTCACAGTTGCCGGAATGCAGCCCGTTTTCGATGCAATCAAAATGAACGACGTGTAGTTGGTTTCGCCCTGCGTTGGTGTGTAGAGCACCACGCCATCTGCAGAGTAGGCCACAGTCCCGGCACCGCTGGATTCACTGCCGCCGAACGGGATCACCTTAACCGCCACGCCAGACGATTGCACGGCACCATCACTGATCTGTACCACTGCGCCGATGCTGATTCGTTCGGGGCTGGCTGCGTTCCTCGGATACATTATCTCAGCCCTCCGCCAATCAGTTGTGCGTTGCGTTGCGTTGCGTAGTGTGCGCGGAATGCCGATGGGATTGAATAAGCCCGCTTGCGTGGTTTGCGTTGCAGCATTCCGCCGCGGCCGAGTTGGTACAGACTTCGCACCTCATTTGCCGACAGGGCACGATCAAAAATAATAAATTCGTCGATCAGCCCGTTCGAGTAGGTGTTGGCTGGCTGGTAGTACCCTATTTCGTAGTTGCGATTGATTGTGGGTACTGCTGCCGGTCCAGTGCCAGAAACCACCTGCGCGCCGTTGCGATACCCCGTGATTACACTTGCTCGCAAAGTCATCGTCCAAAAGCGCCAATCTGTAGAGTTGTCAATGACGGAATGAAAATTAGGCGCGATCTGGAAATAAACATTCTGATCGCTGAATGGAATGATGTTGATGTAACTGCCCGGGGTCGCCTTGCCAACGGAAACAACACTATTTGATTGCCGACGCTTCATCCACGCGGCTAACGTGATTTGCGATTTGCCGTTTAGACTGGCAAGTTGTGAACTGATATCCACGAAATCATTCGACCCATCAAAATCCAAAGCGTAACGCCCATCGCTGACCACCCAATCTGTCGCCGCGTCCATATTGGTGAGTGTGCCCCAATTGCCGTATCGAGACACGTCATGCAATCGCAGACCAGTTGGGCCAAGACACGGCGCCCAATAGCCGACGACTCCATTCCAAAGGTCCGGGTGTGCGGATTCGTCGTAGGTGCCGTAGTCGCTCCATGACGGCAGACTAGTCATTGATGATAGTCCTGCGAGGAACGAGGATTATTCGCGTGCCGTTGTTGGTTGCGGTCGCTTCGTCGCGGAACGCCTGCCCGAGGTTATTGTCGATGATTGGGGCCACGTACCGCCCACGTGGTCGCCAGATCACCGGGGCTTGTGTCAAGACCGTGTCAGCGTCGTTTGTTGCGATCAGCGTGATTACAGGCGATCCCGCTTGGCGAAGGTTTGCGTCTGATGTGCCGAGGGTGTAGGCGCCATCACTGCCGGTCACTTTTGCGGGCCAATTGGTATTGTCCCAACTGCTCAGCAAATAGACTTCGACCGTAAGCCCTGCGGTCGGTGCCGTGCCGGTCTCAACCTGCAGATAGACCAGGTATTCATCGGCGAAGTTTGCCCCGAGATCGACAGATGCCCCCTGTCGAGCAGAACCGTTTGCGAGCGCGTCAACACTCAGCGTTGCTGTAACGCCGGAAGCGCCCGCCTCACCCCAGATGATTGCCGTTCCCTGCGTGGCTTCGATGTAATCAGGTAACGCCATGTGTCACCCCTTCCTGCCGTGCCGCGCCTACGTCAACCGCTGTAAACGTCTGCGGAGTGTCCGCCAGTGCGCTCAATTGTGCAATCTGCTCCGCGGTTGCGAGTGAATAAGTCACCAGCGTCGCCGCCATGGTCTGCACTGCTGTATTGTCCATGTCGAGCGGACGCCCTGCCTCAACCCAGTCAATGAATGCAATCGCTGCCCCACGTGGCGGGTCAGTGAGTGACGTGTTGAGCGCCGCGATTTTGAGTGTGCCCCACATACCATTGAGTGACGCGGCTTCCTGAATTCGATCCGCCACTACTCGCTGCCGTATTGGGGGAGCGATCACGCCACACCGAATCGCGCAGGCTGTGTCGTTGCCGGCCGCGAAGAATGCCGCGGCTGTTGCGTCCGATTGAATCAGGGTGTACAGGGCTGTTGGGGTCATTCGTTGCTATCCTCACTGTATTCGCTGCAGGCTCGCTTGACGATGTCTTCGATGATGCTGGCGCTGACCGCGATTTTGAGCATCGCCGCTTCCACAGCATCCTCAAAACTGGTGTTGTTCGCTGCAGCGTAATCGCCCGCCTCCGCTCTGGCCTGTGCCCGACAGTCGCCGAATTCCGCAACAGCCTGTCTCACAGCCTGTTGGGCAGCCTTCAGAGTCGCAACCGCAGCCATTGCATTCATCTGCTGGTAATAGCATCGCCCGATGGGCCGACTGTCCGGATCTGGCTGAAACTGAATGCCATCGGAAGGTGGTTCCATCGGCTCCGATGTAGGAATCGACACGCTCAACTGCTCGTCCGCCATTGTCTGCCACCTCTGAAAAAGAAACGCCATTTGCTGCCAAAACGACATTGTATTGCCTCACACTGTGGTAACCGAAACAGGTCAGGATGCCCGGGGCGAGTGCAATCAATAGCCTCGCCATCGTCTGCCCATGCATCGTGTTTCCAACAACTCTGAAAACAACGATGCCCCACAAAAAACAGGCCCACGCAAGCCCCGCGGCCTTCAAAAACTGCTCGCCGAGTTCCATGGTAAAAATCCCGCTCATTGTGTCAGACTCATTGCGAAAAAGGTTGCGATCACTGCCACGGCGTAGGCTATTGCCCACACCACCGCACGCCATGCGTTGCCTGTGTATCCCAAGAGCGTTTTGCTCTCATCACTGCCAATCCTGATACGACGATTGCCCGACTGCAGGTCGATGCCGCCGGGCTTTTCGTCGTCTCGCTTATCCTGCTGCTCATCATCGCTCATGCCGCGGGACTCCGCCGCCTCAGTCTGGTTGTTTTTGTCGGAGAGACGGGGGTTCCCGCTTTGGTGTGTTGATAGCGTCAGGGGGCCGCGTTGTCAATACAGACTACACGCCCACGGTCGGGGCCGGGAACACTGGACCAGTTCCACTGCCACCAACCGTGCCGCCAGTCGGGCCACTGAAGTCGCCGGGAATGAGCAGCCCAGGCCACGTCGGGAGTTGCGGCAGCATCGTGACTGGGATGCCTTGGCGAAGCGTTGCCAACTGATCTTCAGTGAAAACCATGTCGAACGGCGAAACAGTGGACACCAACTCAACGCGAGTGAAAAACGATGGGTCGTACGCTGTAAAATCAGCGTCCGTCAAAATAAATCCCGGCTTTGCAACGTCGGCCGCAGGCTTCGCGAACAACTCCGTGGCCATGTTGTAGTAGATTCTTGTGAGATACTTGCCAACGTCTGCAGCAAACGTGGATGTGATCTCCATTGTCTTGCGATTTTCCGTGTGCTGAAACATCTCAGACAGCAGCATCAACCCAAGGCTTGCCCATCGTTTCAGGTGCGGATTTCTCATCTTGAAAAATGGGATCGGATAAACCTTGAACACGGTCGCAGCGGGGCTGACGTGCGTCGTGCGAAACTCCGTCTGCCCAGACGGAACAGCCCGGGCTGTGAGGATCTGCCCCGCTCGCACGTACAGACGATGCACTGCTCGCAGCGTGTTTACCGATGGGGGCGTGTGCATGTCTGCATCCTCCTGATGCAGCAAAGCGAAAAGGTTCTGCCCGATCAGATCTGTAAGTTCGGCGATGTTCGGATTGAGTGTCGAAATGTCGTTTCCCCACGCGGGAACGGCGTAGCCGGCCTCGCCAAATTTGCCGACGTTGTACCATCGAACTGTATCACTTGTTACCATCTTTGCCTCCATGCGCGGCTTTATGCTGCGCAATCAAATTATCGAGCATTGCAACGGTGCCCTCTGCCCCGCTGTATTTTTTGACAAGTTCCGCTGT